TGTCTGCGGTGTAAACCTCAGCGGCATTAACGGTTTTGTAACCTTCATCCATCTCAGCTTTACCAATTAGCGGATGGCAATGCTCAATAATGATTTCAGGGCAATAGGTAATCTTGCCCAAATCAGTTCCAAGGCGTAGCCAAAAATTGTCAAGATAAAGGTGGCGCATATTCGGCGGCACCATCCCGCCAAGGGCGGTGACAATATCCGAAGTCATTGCAATCATTGTTGGCAAGCTCTGACCTTGGAAAAGGTCATTGCCGTAGGCAAGGGCGGGTGCATCTTGAAGTTTGCTGATCAACTTATCATCCCATTTGTGGGTTCGCGGTCTGTGATCATCGCCCATAAAACAAAGGTATTTGTAATGCTCGGCGTATTGTTTCGCCACTTCATTCAGCGGGAAAGCCATCCCGCGAGTGGTGTTTTCAATTAAGATGTAATCAATATCGGCGGCATCGTAGCCCGCAAATTCAGGGTCATCTTTATCAATGACAAATAACAAATCGGCAGTTGCTTGGGTGCTATTGAAGGCATCGCGCAACGCCTGCGCATTATGAGGCCGCCCGCGTGTGGGAACTATAACAAGAAGTTTATCCTTCACGATGGGCAATCTCCCCTGCAATGGCAAAGTAGGCAGCGCCATCAATAAAGGAATCAAGATGATCGGGTGACTCAATCAGGCGAGCAACCTTGACCAATGCCAACATAATCGCGGCTTGGGAAGGTGTAATCTCAGATTCAAGATACACCGACCACAAAGCCGCGATTCGTTGATGATTTGTTAGTGGGTCACCATAATTTTTGTTACGGTCACCGTGAGTAAGGCGTGAAGCCTCTTTAAGAATATCCCCCCGAAGCATTTGTTACTTAGCGCCTTTGCCGAAATCTGTTGATTTCGCATCAAGTGCCTTTAGAACAGGGCCAGCAACTGCTGCCAAACCTGCGACAAAATAAGTCTTTAGTGGTTGATCAGGGCTTGCGAGATAGAGGGCGATGATTGATGCCGCAGCAGCTCGCAGGTAAGTTTTAACAATTGCTTCAAATTTAGCCTTGTTCATTATGACTCCTTAAAGGTTGGCTTGCCGAATCCTACAATGTGAACCGGCAAAGAGGGTTTTAACTTGCCCCGATTCTTCTTCTTATATGCTCGCACCTTTTCGCAAACTTGACCACCGTTGCGCTGATCGCCTTTTTTGTCGGGTGCGGTGTTGCCTTCAATTGTGGTGACGGTTCCATCAGCATTGACCTTAGTTACAATCCCAATATGTGAAATGCGGTCAATTCCATCGTGCGGGAAATCAAAGAACACGCAATCGCCAACCTCAGGGGTGGCAGTTTCGGCATCTTGCCAAGCATTGTTTTTCTTAAAGGCGGTTGCCCCCGCAAGTGTTGAAACACAATTAGGGATTTTCACGCCTACTTCTTTGAACACCCAATTAACAAAAGCACCGCACCAAGGTTGGTTTGTCTTTTGGTACTTGGTTTGATTCTCTTTCGGGCCTTCAATTAAACCTAGCTCTGCGGTGGCAACTGCCACAATTTGTTCCTGCTGACTCATTTATTGCCCCCTGTAATTAAAATTTTGTAGATTTCTTCAACTTGGCGTTCAAGTCGAACAACTGAATCTTTGAGTGAACTGCCGGAATTCGGTTTCAATTCGCTTAAATAATGCTTGACCATCCAACGGGTTGCGGTAGCAAATGCGCCGATAATGGTGCAGATCGCCACCGCCATTGTTAGATAATCCTGAGCTGTCATTTCGTAATCACCAACACCTGCATAATGCCTGTTCCTGATGAAGTAATGCCATAGATAGGTGATTCGTGATTTTGGAGAACTATCTTGTCACCATTATCCATTTGATACCCTGTTGATGCGGTTACATCGGCACCGCCAAGATAAGTTGTGTGCTTTGCGTGAAGGTTCACTTGCTCAGCTTGAGCATCGCCTGCGACTAACAATGTTGGTGAGGTGGTCACGGTAATTTGAGCTGATGAAATTGGCATTATTCTCCTAGATTATCCCCGAAAGATTTGGTTACTTTGTAAGTGCTGCGATTTCTTCTGCAGTTAAACCAAGGGCAGCCAACTTAGCCTGTGCTGATGCCTTAGCATCTGCCTCAGCCGCAGCCAAAGCGTCAGCTTCTGCCTTAGCAGTAGCAGCAGCGATAGCATCTAGTTCGCGTTGCTGGATTTCCTCAGCAGTTAGCGGTACTTCAACAGCAATACCAGTAGCGCAGTTAACTTCGATCTTGATTGGTGTATCAGACATTCTCTATCTCCTTGATTGTATGTGCTTCATTTGAACAGTTCCATCGGCAGGTTGCCTCATCTAGCGTTGCTTCATCGTGGCATTTAGGCGAGATGAAGGCATCACGGGTGGCATCATAGGTATCGCCAATGCCAGCGTATTTGAATCTGATATTAGCGTTGTAACTTGTCTGAATCCAAACACCGCCCAAGCCAAGTTCATTGGCTAGGAAGTCTTGTCCTCTATGTTCTTCTTCATTAGGTACAACTAATACCCGTAGAACGGTTCCACCGTTAGGGTCTATCTCTGCGAAATGTGCCATTGTTTCTCCTTATGCCAAATACCGAATGATGACTACACCTGAACCGCCAGCACCGCCAATACCACCAGCACCAGAACCACCTGAACCACCAGAACCTGTGTTAGCTGTTGCCGCAGTTCCGTTTAATCCTGCACCAGCGGCCGAGAAACTTGCTCCACCACCTGAACCACCTGTTCCTGAACCAGCGCCGTTAGAACCACCTGCGCCACCACCGGCAATAAATCCGCTGACACCTAGACCAAGTGTTGTAAGTGTTGTTGACAGTGCGCCATAATTTGTAACAGTGCTTACGCCTGCGCCACCTGAACCAGTAACCGCCGTTGATGTTGCGTTACCACCAGCACCACCAGCACCACCGCCACCACCACCAGGAAACGGTGAACGAAATGCTCCGTTGCCGCCACCAGCATTACCTTGACCGCTTGTGCCAGAACCACCCGTTGTAGTTAAAGTTGATGAGCCACCACCACCTGAACCTGAACCACCTGTTGCTCCATTTGTGTCGTTACCAACACCACCGGCACCGCCAACGGATGCAGTTAAAGCAGCAAATGAAGAATTAGAACCAGCGGCATTGCTTGCGCCACCACCACCAACAGTTACTGTTTGAGCTGATGTTCCGATTGATTGCGCAGCAAAACCTAATACACCACCAGCACCACCACCACCTTGTAAGCCACCACCACCACCTGCGACAACTAAGACATCGCAAGATAGGGCTGTAGCTGGAGTAAAGGTGCCTGTGGCAAGAAATGCGTGGTACCAGTAAGTGCCATCGGTCTGAATGATTGAACCGCCTGTTGCCTTTGGCGCTCTTGTTGGGGTAACGCCAAGGGCAGATACGCCGTAAAGGGAGAAGGTTGAGTATTGGGAGAAGTTAGGTCCTGTTTCTGGAAACAATCCAATTGATGTAATTGCTGCGGTATTAGACCAAAGAAACGCACGAAGTTCATCAATAGGTCCTGCTGCGTTGTTATCTTCAGAAACCGAATCAACGCTTACAGATTTGTAATTACTTGAAGTAAAATTAGGAATGTATAGTTCACTATTGCTAAAAGTATTAGCAGTAGCATTTGAAGCATTAAGAGCATAAGTCGCTTGGTTGTTTGAACCACTAACAGATGCTGGGGTATTGTTTATTTGGTAAATACTTCGGTAAGAATATCCAGTTGTTGAACCATTAAATCTTACTAGAAGTGAATCATTTACATTTGCGCGGGTTGTTCTAGCGCTAACCTTGATAACAAGGTCGGTGTAGCCAGTTTGAGGGATGCTGTTGAATGTAACGCTGCTTGCTCCCGCAGCTCCGACAGTGATTGTTTCTAGGAGTGTATATGTATTTGGCATTTAGTTTCCCCTTATGCTGCCGTGATGCCGTAGAGTGAAAAGGTTGCCCCTGTTGCCCATTGATCTCCAGCCACTAGGGCGGTCACCGATGTTATTGCTGCCGTGTTACGCCATAAACCAACGCCTATTCTTAGTGTTTGGTCAGTGACATTACCTCTACCTAAAGCCGTCTTGTAAGTAGTGCTATTGGCGTAGTTCATAATTTGAAATATATTGTTTGGCATACCAGTATTTGACGCCAAGCCTATGTTCATCTGAGCAACGTTGCTTCCTCTGATCGATTGCGCAGCAGCACCATCACCGTAAAGAATTGTTTGTGAGTAGTTATTACCCGTATCTCCGTTAAACTGTAATTGTGCGCCTGCGTAAGAGGTAACGTCTTTGCCAGCAACTATAAGAATTAAATCAGTATAGGTACCAGCAATGCTTGAGAATGTCACACTTGCTGCGGCAGTGCCAAGAGTGGTTGAGGCAATCTGTGTGTATGTATTTCCTGCGGCCATTTTATTTCACCCCGTAAAGTGCGAATTGTGAGTATTGAGCAGTTGTAACTGAATCATTAGATAGAACAATTGATGTAATAGCAGCAGTTGATGACCAAGAACCGCTAGACAATTGAATGTTTCCTGAACCATTGGCATCAAACCCAGATAATGAACGAACAGTTTTATTCTTATTAGTGTTCGCGTAGTCTAAAATATCAATTACTAATCCTTCTGCGCCGTTTGTGCCTATTAAAGATGAATTGTTACCCATCAATAAACCGCCACTACTGCTCAGTTCATAACCCGCACTAGCATTTGATCCGTCACCAAGTAAATAGTGAGAATTGTAATTAGCAGCAGTATTGTCACCATTAAATTTAATTCTTACTCTTGATGGAGATGCAGTTTTCATATTGATCGCACGAATCTGCAAATGACGATAAGTTGCAGGAATAGAACTAAAAGTAATTGTTGATGCGCCACCAGCGCCAACCGTTACTGTCGCAATGCTGTCATAGTCTTTGCCTGGCGCAAAAAGGTTGCCCGAAATACTAGAGGCGATGATTCCTAAGTTTGGCATCAGGCAACATCGCCCGTCACTAACCAAGTGTCAGTTGCGATTTTGATGCAAGAAGCAACCGAATTGACCACTCGAAGTTTAGGCGCTGTGCTGGTCGCACCTGTTGAAAGAACGGTTGTTGTGCCTGAAGTTACTGCCTGAATTGTTGGCTGACCTGCGCCCGTAATCCAAGCAACATTTATCTGAGTTCCAACAGGATAGGCAACGCTTGCATTTGTTGGGATTGAAAGTGTC